CCCCCACCCCCAAATTTCAGAGAAATTTAGGGGGGGGGGTCTAATGGGGAAGCGGGGTCCAGCTCCAAAACCTGCCAAAGTTCTGAAACTGTTGGGTTCAGGTTCGATTGGAACCAGAACCGAACTGCCAGCCAGCGGGAAGAAGCCGCCCTGCCCGAGCTGGTTAAGCCGGGAAGGAAAGGCCGAGTGGAAACGCATTGTGCCCAAGCTGGAAGCCCTGGGCATCATCGATCAGGTTGACCGGGCAGCCCTGAGCGCCTACTGTGAAACATGGAACCAGTTTTACCAGGCGGTAAAAACCCTGCGCAAAGAGGGGGAAACCTTTAAAACCCCTGCGGGGTACATTCAGCAACACCCTGCTGTTTCAATACTCAATGCAGCCAGGCAGGCCCTGATAAAGTTTGCATCGCAGTTTGGATTAACCCCATCAGGCCGGGTGGGACTGGCGCAGAAGGAAACCGAAAACCTGGACCCTTTGACGGAATTCACCCGTAAAAAGCATGGTTGATAAGACCACAAAGCGTTTCATCAGGAATGAAACCGATGAGAAAGCAGCCCGGGCCGGATTCAAGATGGATCTCAAAAGGGCCGGGCATGTTGTTAGTTTCTTTTCAGAATACCTGCGCCACACAATGGGCCAGTGGGCCGGGCAGCCAATCGAGCTGATGAAGTGGCAGAAAGAAGAGCTGTTAAAACCTTTGTTCGGTTGGGTGCATAAAGATACTGGCCTGCGCAGGTTCAGAACGGCATATATCGAGGTGCCCAAAAAGAACGGCAAGAGCACTTTATGCAGCGGCCTGGCGCTGTATCTTCTGGCGGCAGATGGTGAACCTGGGGCACAGGTTTTCTGTGCAGCTGCCAGCCGTGACCAGGCCGCTATTGTTTACCGGGAGGCCAGCAAGATGGCGCAGGGCTCACCCCTGCTGAATGATTACGTGCTGGCAAGGGATTCCCAAAAGCATCTGGCAATCCCCAGCAGCAATTCATTTCTGAAAGCCCTAAGCGCAGAGCATCACAGGCAGGAGGGGCTAAATTGGCATGGTTTGATATTCGATGAACTCCATGCCCAGCCGGATCGCAGGCTGTGGGATTGCCTGCGCTATGGGGGGGCCAGCCGCAGGGAACCCCTGTTAATCTCTATAACTACGGCGGGGTTTGATAGGCATTCAATCTGCTATGAGCAGCGCAGCCAGGCTGAAAGGGTTCTGAATGGCACCACCGAGGATCTAACATTTTTCGGGTTCATCAGGAATGCCCCAGAAGATGCAGACTGGACCAGCCCCAAGGTGTGGGCACAGGCCAACCCCAGCCTGGGAGTGACCATCAGCCGGGATGATATCAAGGCAGCTTGTATAGAAGCCCAGGAAAGCCCTACCAAAGAAAACAGCTTCAAGCGCTACAGGCTGAATATTTGGACAGAACAGGATACCAGGTGGATGCCCCTGAAAAAGTGGGATGCCTGTGCCGGGGATCTGGCACAGCTGGAGGGGCAGCCCTGTTATTGTGGCCTGGATCTGGCAAGCACCCGGGACATAGCAGCCCTGGCAATGGTGTTTCCCACCGATGAGGGTTTCAGCGTTCTATCACGTTTCTGGATTCCCAAGGAAAATGCCCTGGAACGGGAACGGCGCGACCGGGTGCCCTACTTAACCTGGGCTAAAGATGGAATAGTGACCCTGACAGATGGGGACGTAATAGATTATGATGTAATCCGAGAGAGCATCAACGAGCTGAACGAAACCTACAACATTCAGGAAATAGCCATTGATAGATGGAATGCAGCCCAGATCACCACCCAGCTGCAAGGCGATGGGTTTGAGGTGGTGATGTTCGGGCAAGGCTTTGCATCTATGAGCGCACCCACCAAAGAGCTTGAAAGAATAGTCTACTCAAAAGAGCTGAACCATGGGGGCTGCCCTGTGTTGCGGTGGATGGCCGGGCACGTGACAGTCGAACAGGATGCAGCAGGCAATCTGAAATTGTCTAAAAAGAAATCACAGGAAAAAATCGATGGCCTGGTGGCGCTTGTTATGGCACTGGGCCGGGCCAATGTTAGAACAGAACCCACCAAGAGCGTTTACAGCGCAGGTGGGCTTTCCTTTGTATAAGGTGAAAATATGGGATTCCTTGAAACCCTTTCAGGCTTTTTTAAAAAGCGCAGCATAGAAAACCCTTCAACACCCCTGAGCGCACCAGATGATTGGTTGTTGGATCTGGCCGGGGGATCTACCAGCAGCGGCGTGAACGTTAACCCACAGTCTGCAATGACCTATGCCCCTGTATACAGGGCGGTGAACCTAATCAGCCAGGACGTTGCCAAGCTGCCCCTGGTTGTTTACAGGCGCAATGGTGAAGGCAAGGACAAGGCAACCCAGCACCCGGCATACAGGGTGCTTAGGTACCAGACCAGTAGCACCATGAGCGCTTTTGAATTCAAAGCCACCCTGACAGCGGATGCCCTGCTATACGGCAGCGGCTATGCAGCAATCATGCGCAACAACGCAGGCACAGCGCAGGAGCTGATTCCCCTAAGCCCTGGAGCCACCAAGGAAAACTGGAATGGTGACGTTAGATCGTATGTAACCACCATCAACAATGTTGAAGAAACCCTTCGGGCAGAAGATGTGCTGCATATACGGGCACTGTATGGCCTGGGGGTGGTGGAGCTGGCAAGGGAAAGCATCGGCCTGGGCATGGCAGCTGAATTATATGGCAGCGTATTTTTCAAAAACAATGCAAGGCCATCTGCTGTGCTTGAACACCCAGGGCATTTAGATAATGATGCCAGGGATAACCTGCGCAGATCATGGCAGGCAATGCATGGGAATGTTTCCAACAGCCACAAAGTGGCAATCCTTGAAGAAGGTATGCAGCTAAAGCCATTTGCCAGCAGCAACAAGGATGCTGAGTTCAACGAAACCCGGCAGCTGGAGGTGCGCAACATAGCATCATGGTTCGGAATTCCACCCCACATGCTGGCCGACAACACCAGAACCAGCTACAACAGCCTGGAAAGTGAAAACCAAGCCTATTTAGACAGTTCATTAGATCCCTGGTTATGCACTTGGGAAACAGAATGCCGGGCCAAACTGCTAACCCAGAGCCAGCAGCAGCGGGACACCCATTTTGTGGAGTTCAACAGAAATGCCCTGGTGAGGGCCAACATGGAAGCCCGGGGCAGCTATTACAATCTGGCTATTCAGGGCGGCTGGATGTCCCGCGATGAAATCAGGGGCAGGGAAAACCTGAACCCCATCCCAGGCGAGGGCGGCAGCACGTTCATGGTGCCCTTGAACATGGGGCCAGCATCTGCTGCGGCGGAAGCTGACCAGGGCGGCGAAGAACTGGCTGCCCGGGAATCAGGGGAAGTGCTTTTGCATGACACCTTGCAGCGCATGGCTAAACGGGTTTGCACAGGTGCCCATCGAGCAGCCAAGAAGGGGCGCTTTAATAATTGGCTAAACCAGGGGATGGTTGATGAATCAAGGGCGGTTGTACTTGATGCCTTAACACCTGTTCTGGATCTGTTAGAAATCAAGGGTGACAGAAGCAGCCAGATGCTGGAATTCTTTTACACCCTGAAAGATGAATTTTCGGGCTTACTTAATAAGCGCCAAGGGGTGCTGCCCGGGATCAAGTCAGAAGATATGGAAAACATAATAACCACAGTCTGTGAAGAGCTGACCAGGCGGTGGATAGAAGGGATAAAAAATGGAAGCTGAGAGAAGATATCAACCAGCCGTGGCCGATTGTGAAATCAGGCAGGATGCCAACGGTGACATTTCAGGTTATGCAGCCGTGTTTTATGATGGGCAGCCTGGAGGCGGTACAGAATTTGGCCTGTGGGAAGGTGCCCGGGAACGTATAGCCCCTGGGGCGTTTGCCAGGGCCATTACAGAACGTGATGATGCCCGGGCGCTGTTCAACCATGAACCTGATAAGCTGCTGGGCCGTGTTTCAGCTGGCACCCTGCAACTGCGTGAAGATGGCAAGGGGCTGCATTACAGGATCAACCTGGGGAATACCAGCATTGCCCGGGATGTAAAAGAGATGATCAGCCGGGGGGATCTCACAGGCAGCAGCTTTTCATTCAAAGTGACAGAGGAAGAATGGACAGATGAGGAAGGCACCCAGGTGCGCACCATTTCAGGGGTGCAGCTCTTTGATGTGGGGCCTGTTACCTTCCCAGCCTATGATGCCAGCACTGTGAAAAGCCGGGATCTGGCCGGGGCAAAGGAAAGCCTTTCAGACCATGAAGCCGAAAAGCATAAAAAGCTGGTAAATGACCGTTTCGACGCAATTACAGCTGAAATGTTGCAAGAAAACCCCGATGAGAAGCCCACAGAAGGCGCTGAAGAGCCGCAAGCAGGGCACCCTGAGTAAATACACCTGCCAAAAGGCAGGCGCTTACAGGGCAACCAGGGGCGGCACTTGACAGAAAAACCCCTAAAGTTATAATCCGGTAGTTAATCAAGAACCCAAGCCCAGGCTCTAATGCCCAGGGTGCGAATCCTTGCCAGGTCCAAACCTGGAAAAAGGGCCGCAAACTAATCACTAGTTGGCGGCTCTTTTTCGTGGGCAGCCTGGAGGAAAAACACATGAGCATTAAAGCACTTAAAGAACAGCGCTTTGAGATTTTCAAGAAGCTTGAAGAGCTGCGGAACCTGGCAAATGATTCTGAGCATAAATGGAGTTCAGAAGATGAAACCAATTGGTCTGCTTGTAATGGCGATTACGACAGAGTAAGCAGAAGTATTGATCTTACAGAGCGTACAGAGGAACTTGAAAAGCAGCTGGAAGAGAAAGCCGAAACCCGGCAGCTGTTCAGGGAAAATGCCCCAGAAAAGGTGAGGGAAATTCTGCCCAGTGAAGAGGACAGAAATGATGCGCTGCAAGGATGGGCCAGGCAGCAGCTTGGCATGGATCTGGAAGAGCGCCACCAGATGGCGTGCCGGAAATGTAATGTTAACCCGGCAAAGGAATACTATGAAGCCAAGTTAAGCCGGGCCAACTATGACACCATCAGGCGGGAATTAAGAGCGCAAAGCACCACCGACAGTGCAGGCGGTTACACGATTCCCGAGGGCTTTGTGTTCGAGCTGGAACGGGCGCTGCTGGCGTTTGGCGGTATGCGGCAGGTAAGTTCTGTTATCAGGACAGATTCCGGGAATGACTTGCCATGGCCGACGGTGAATGACACCAGCAATGCAGGTGCCATTCTTGCCGAAAACACCGAGGTGAGCGAGCAGGATGTGGTCTTTGGGTCAGTCACCCTGAATGCTTACAAGTACACCAGCAAGCTGGTGAGGGTTTCAGAAGAGTTGATGCAGGACAGTGCTTTCAATCTGGCACAGGTTCTGGGTTCTCTCCTGGGTGAACGTGTTGCACGTATCCTGAATACGCACTTCACCACCGGGACAGGCTCCAGCCAGCCCAATGGCGTTGTTACAGCTTCCACTTCTGCTTTTACGGCAGCCAGTGCCACAGCTATAACAGCAGCTGAAATCATTGATCTTTTCCACGGTGTTGATCCGGCCTATAGGGATTCTGATTCATCGGTGTTTATGATGAATGATTCGAGTGTTGCAGCTGTGCGCAAGCTCGTTGATTCAGATGGGCAGTTCCTGTGGCAATCAGGAATGCAGGCTGGCATCCCAGATCGGCTATATGGCCGGGCTGTGGTTATCAACCAGGACTGCGCTGACATTGCCACCGGAACTAAGCCAATTCTCTTTGGGCAGTTCAACCTGTACAAGATCAGGGACGTGGCATCTCTCAGGCTGCGCAGGCTGGTTGAAAGATATGCTGATTATGATCAGCAGGGCTTTGTTGCGTTCAGCCGCCATGATGGTGATTTGCTGAATGCAGGTACTAACCCCATCAAATTCATCACTATGGCCTAATCCATGAAGATTAAATTACTTTGTGGAAGAGCAGGGCCAACGGTTTGCCAGAAGGCTGGAGATGTCATTGACGTTTCGGGCGATGAGGCCAAAAGCCTAATCGCAGCTGGGCAGGCCGTAGCAGTTAAGGGGGGCAGCGCTAAGGGCGCTGCCCCTACTTCTAAACCCAAGAAGAAGGCTGAGTAATGAAAATAAAACTTCTGGTTAACTGGCGCAGGGAGGAAGGCACCCATTGTGTCGGGGATATCATTGAAGTTTCAAAGGCAGTCGGGCAGCGCTTGGTGGAAATAGGCCAGGCGCTGCCAGCTTCCGGCAAAAAGGAAGCGGCAGCCGTGAAACCCGACACCGAAAACGCAGCAGAACCCGGACCAGAAAAGAGGTAATTCATGGGCCTGGCATTGGTCACTGCACCCACAGAAGAACCCTTAACCCTGGCAGAGCTGAAAACGCATCTGCGGGTGGATACCACCGATGATGACACCTATATCACTGGCCTGGGGCAGAGTGCCCGGGAATGGTGCGAGGGTTTCTGCAATCGGCAGTTTGTAACAGCCACCTGGGACTGGTCTATTGATCGGTTTCAAAATGAGCTGCTGCTGCCAAAGCCGGAGCTGGAATCTGTGGGTTCAATTAAATATATAGATTCAGACGGTGCCACCCAGACAGTGGCAGCCGCCACCTATGATGTGGATATTGACCAGCAGCCAGGCCGGGTGCGCTTGGCCTATGGCAAGAGCTGGCCGGATGATCGTAGAGCCACCCCCAACTGCGTGACAATCAGATTTGATGCAGGGTATGGCGGGGCCAGTGCTGTGCCTGAAACCATCAAGGCAGCCATGAAACTGCTGGTGGGCCACCTGTATGAACACCGGGAAGCTGTGACCCTGGGCCACTTGTCCAGATCCTTGCAGTATGGCCTGGAAAGATTGCTATACCCATACAAGATGCCGGAGGTGTAATGCTTGCAGGGCGTTTGCGGCACCGGGTGGAATTCCAGAATGAAAGCCTGGCCAGCGATGGGCAGGGTGGTTCAACACGTACTTGGGCAACCCGGGCAACTGTGAGTGCATCTATCAAGCCCCTGAGAGCAGAAGAACGGTTTTACAATGAACAGCTGCAACACAATGGCACCCACAGCCTGCTTATCAGGTATAGATCAGACATTGAACCCACAGACCGGGTAAAGTATGGCAGCCGCTATTTTCAGATAGTTGGAATTATCAACACCAACGAGCTGGATAAGCAGCTGGTTATCACCTGCAAAGAGCTGGACCTATGAAATTTAATCTACAGATCAGCAAGAACAGCCAGCAGGTGGTTTTTAAGCGCCTATTGTTGATGTCTGGGGAAATCCAGCGGCAGGTGGCAGAAGAAGTGGACAAGTCAACCAAGGCCATCAGGACAGAAGCCAGGGCCAGGGCACCCAGGGACACAGGCAGGCTATCCAGATCCATCAGCATTAAGAAATTAAATGACGGTTTAACCGGGGTGGTATACACCAGAACCAGCCGGGCCGGGTCCAGCTCTGGTGTTGGCTATGCTCACCTGGTGGAATTCGGCAGCGGCGCTTTCTATTCACCACCCAGGGGGGTGGGGAAAAGGGGCGGCGGTGGGCCATACAGACCAGCCAGCCGGGGCATGTTAGGTGCCTGGAGTGAAAGAAAAAACCTGCCAGCATTCCCGGTTGCCCGGGCAATCGGTATGCGTGGCGGCGTAAAAGGCAGGCCGTTTCTTTTCCCGGCATTTGAGGGTGAGAAAAAGAGCTTTCAGCGTGGTTTGCGCCGGGCTATCTGGAACCGGGGCGTTTTAAAGTTTGCAAGGCGTAGGGCGGCATGAGCGAAAGACTCCCACTTAATTCATTACAGAAGGGCATCTATGGCCGCTTAACAGATGTCAGCGCTGGTATATCAACAACCGTATTTGATGAGGTGCCAGAAGGCACAGCGCTGCCCTACGTGGAAATTGGCAGTTGTTCTGTAAGCCTGGATCTGGAGAAGATCAGCGAGGCCACCACCACCCTGCACGCATTCAGTGATAGTGCAGGGAACAAAGCCTGCAACGATATACTGGAGGCCAGCATTGAGAGCCTGACGGGTTCAGCTCTATCTTTAGATGAAAGTTTTACCCAGGCGCTGTGCCGCTTGGAAATGGCAGAAATTTTTAAGGAATACCATGCTGACGGGAAACTAGTCAGGCATGGGGTTTTAAGGTTACGTTGGATTCTTTCTGACGATTCATAAGGAGTAAAGACAATGGCAGTAGAAACAGGGCTTTCCTGGCTATTTTATGTAGATACAGCAGATGATCCGTCCAGCCCAACATGGGCGAAGCTGCCCCAGCAGCGTGGTGGCAATCTGAATTTCAGCAAAACGGACGTGGATGCGACGAACAAAGATAACAGCGGATGGGAAGATTCCGTTAGCACCAGGCGTGGCTGGACTGCCAGCTGTGATGGAGCATATGAAAATGATGATGCTGCGCTTCAATATCTGATTGATACCAACCAGCTTTCTGGTGGTGTCACAGATTATGATGTTTACATCAAGATGGTGGATGCAGCTGGTGACGTATACACCGGATCAACCACAATGGATTCAATAGAGCTTGATTGCCCCGAGGGTGATCTGGTTTCTTATTCGATCAGTTTCACCGGGCGTGGTGCATTGACCCTGGCGAGGGCCTAATTAAATGACCGAAGAACCTACGTTTCCATCTGGCGTTTCCATTAACCTGGACCGTGAAAGGCGCATCAAGTATGGGCACAATGCCCTGTGTGAGTTTGAAAACGCAATGGGCAAGCCCATCGGGGCATCTTTGACCAGTGAAGAACAGATAGGTTTTTCCACAATACGTGCATTGCTGTGGGCTGGCCTGCTCTGGGAAGAACCTACGTTAACCCTAGAGCAGGCCGGATCACTAATTGATTACGTGCCAGAGGATGAGGCATCAGAAATACATGACCGGGCCAGGTACGTGGCAGATCGGTGCCTGCTGGCATTTACTGCGCAACACCCAAAGGCAAAAAAAAAGACAAGGGCCAAAGCACAGGCCAGCTGAAAACCAACTGGGATGAGCTGCTGCGCATGGCATTCAGGATCAACCTGGAGCCTGCGCAGTTCTGGAGGTTAACCCCAAGGGAGTTTCAGTTGATGATTGAAGCCTTTAACGAGAATGAAAAGGCAGCGCATGATGCCAGGGCCTGGACAGTTTCAACCCTTATCTGCGCCCTGGGCCAGTTCAAGCGCAAACCAAACCCAAGGAAGATGTTTGATGAGCTTTCCGGCAGGGCTAAAGAGAGAAAAGGCAAGCACCAGGGGAATGAAAAGATTGCCCGAATTTTTCAGGAATCCCGGGAACGAGTAGCAAGAAAGCAGGCTGCGGCAGATGGTTAATATTGGCGGCATGAATATTACCCTGGGGCTGGATCTCTCAAAGTTTGAGAAACAGATGAAGGGGATCAGGCGCAGGTTTGGGCGCTTGTCCAGCCAGCTGCGCATGGCCGGGGGTGATCTAACCCGGGCGCTAACAGTGCCCCTGGCCGGGATTGGCATTCTTGCAACCAAAGCAGCCATAGACTGGGAAACCAGCTTTGCCAATGTTCGCAAAACGGTTAAGGGCACAGCAGAAGAGTTAAAAGAGCTTGAAGAGGGTTTGCAGCAATTATCAACCCGGGTGCCAAAGAGCGCAGCAGGGCTGGCATCTATTGCAGAGGAAGCCGGGCGGCTAGGCATCGAATCTGATAAGCTGCTGGGCGGTGGTGGCAAGATGGGCTTTGTGGAAGTCATCACCAGGCTGGCAGAAACCAGCACCCTGGGAGCTGAGGAAGCCGCCACCGGGCTGGCAAGGTTTGCGAACATAACCAAGCTGCCCCAGGGCAACATTGAAAACCTGGCGAACAGTCTAACTGTGCTGGGTTCAGAGTTTGCCACCACCGAGAATGAAATTCAGGAAATGAGTCTGCGCTTGGCAGGTGCAGGTTCACAAATTGGCTTGAGTGGGGCAGAGATTACAGGGTTTTCTGCTGCACTAACCAGCCTGGGCATCAATGCAGAATCAGGCGGTACTGCAATGAGCCGGGTTTTTATTGATATTGCAGTCGCAGTGGATGAGGGCGGCAAAAAACTAGAACAGTTTGCCGACATTGCAGGCCAAACAACCCAGGAATTCAGCTCACAATTCAAACAGAATGCAGCCGGGGCGGTTAAGGATTTCATCGGTGGCCTGGGCAAGCTGGATAAGCGGGGGATGAGCCTGTTCGATACATTGGACAAGGTGGGCTTTTCAAATGTTAGAATCAGGGATGCCCTGCTGAGGGCCAGCGGCGCAGGGGATCTGCTTACAAGAACCCTGGACAGATCCAATGCAGCCTGGGAAGAAAACAATGCGCTTACGGCGCTATCAGATGAGCGCTTCAAAACAGCTGGTGCCCGTTTGCGCATGTTACAAAACAAATTCAAGATTATGTCCACCACCCTGGGGGCAGCCCTGGCACCAGCCCTTGAAAGCCTGATTGAAATGATCCAGACCAGTTTCATGCCCATGATTCAGGGGTGGATTGCAGCATTCACAGCCCTGGCACCCAGCACCAAGGCGCTGATTGTCACCCTGGTGGGGCTGGCAGCTGCCATCGGGCCGCTAATATTCATGGCAAGCGCCCTGACAGGGGCGCTGGCAGGCGTTGCCAGCATGATGACACTTATATCCAAACATCCCATTGTTGCCCTGCTATCAGGCATTGCAGCCCTGGTGGTGGGCATTGTCGGCTATAATTCGGCTTCCAGAAAAATGAAGGCGCTCACAGCTGGTGTGGGGGCTGAAATGACGGAATCAGAAAAGCGGGTTGCCAAGTTGGCCGAGGGTTACAAGTTATTAACCCGGGTGAAAGAAGCTGAAATCAAGCTGGCTAAGGCTAAGGCATTTGACCCTGCCAAGATGGGGGCACAGGGCCAGAGGCTGGGCATAGGCGAGGGCCAAGCACAATCCATTAAGAATGCCACCGAGGCATTAAGAGCTGCCCGACAAGCAGCCCAGGGCCTGACAACAGCCATCATCGATGAAAACATAGCCATCGAAAAAACCCAGGGTGCCCTGGATGAATGGGAAAAGCGCATTGAGCATGTGCGAATTGCCAAGGGTGGGGCCGGGCAAGAAATGGAGCTATATCATGGCCTGTTGGCAGAAGAAACAGCCCTACAGGAAAAGCTGGCCAGGATAACTGGAAAAGATGCAGCAGATGCGCTTGATGAAAGCCGGGGGCGTTACCAGCAGTTGCGCTCAATACTTGCCGATGTTGGATCTCAAATGGGCAACAATATTGATGTTGTGCAGAAGTTTAAAGATGCCCAGAAAGAGGCAGCCACCAGCACCCTGGACGTTTGGAAAGAGTGGAAAACAGAGATGGCAATGATCATCGATGGCACCACCACCCTGTTTGATGAATTTAATTTCAACGTGATGCAGCGCTTTTCAGATGGGATAGGCGAGGCGTTTTCATCGGCGATTGTTGATGGCAAGAGCTTCACAGATTCATTGAAAGCACTTTGGAAAGACATAGCCAAAATGATAATCCAGCGGTTGATCTCGATTGCCATTCAGATGGCCGTGTTTTCAAAGATGCAAAAAGCCCTGGGCCAAGAAGGGCTGGCCGCTACAGCATCCACCCAGGCAGGTGAAACCTTTGGACACATGTTTAAATCAGTCATTGCCGGGCTGCCATATCCTGCCAATATACTGGCAGCCCCTGGGCTGGCAAAGGCGGCAGCGGTGGCGGTGGCGGCAGGATCATTAGCCTTTGGAGCCTTTGCAGATGGCGGCATTGTCACAGGGCCAACCATCGGGCTGGTAGGCGAGGCAGGCCCAGAGGCCATCATTCCCCTGGATAGGCTGGGGCAGTTCGGTGGAGGGGGCCAGGTAATCAATCTGCACGTTGATGGCGAATTAATAACTCAAGAAGTGGTGAAAGGGATGCCTGCATTCATTGATGCCAGGCTTGGAGGAATTTAGAAATGGCAGCCAGTTTTATAAAATACAACACAGCAACCAAAGCCTATTTTTTCATCAAGTCATTGACCAGCTATGGCGTGGCCGCAGCCGGATACGGCAGTTATTTTACCGTTTGGCTATCCCAGGATGGCGGTGCCCCAGTTAACCCTGCTGGCAGCCTGACAGAAGTTAGCAGCACCTATATGCCCGGGCTGTATTCTTGCGATATTTCAGCATCAGAAACAGCTTATGGGGTGATTGCCTGCGCCCTCGATCCCAATATGGGGTATGAATATTACCAAACAGACCCATTTTATATCTTCACAGATAAGAACAAGATGCAGGCGGATATAAAGGAAATAGACGGCGATGCCACCCCTGTTTCTAACTTGGATGATGCCTTTAATGGCACAGGTTATGGCATTCAGCCAGCATTCCATAGCACCCAGGTGCAAGCAGATATAGCCAAGGTGAATGAAAGCGCAACAGCCGCCAAGCACCTGGCGCTGGGGGCTGATTCTATTGTTTCGGCAGAGTGTACCACCGGAAGCACCACCAGCAGCATAGTGGGCACCGGGTCATCCCTTAAGGCTACCGATTCCTTCTATATAGACCGGATGATAATTTTTACAACAGGGGATCTGGCCTATAGTGCCAGGCCAGTGGCCGCATACGATGGCAGCTCAAAGACATTTACAGTGGGCACAGCCTTTACAAGCGCCCCATCAAGCGGGGATGAGTTCATCATCGTTTAATCTATGCCAGATCAGCTGCAACTAAACCCCATCGGGCTGCCCATGCGCAGGGTGTTTGCGGTAGCCCCTGCCATCGAGGGCATAGAAATCACCATCAACGGGGTGGATCTAACCGGGGAATACAAGCCTGGCAGCTTATCCATCAGCGATGAGCTTGAAAGCAGGGGCACAGCTGATTTCATCCTGGTGGATAAAACAAATGCCCTGGAATACACACCAGGGCAATCGGTGGAAGTTCGATTCAATGAGGGCATCGTTTCCACCCTGGTGTTTTCGGGCACCATACAGAGCATCAACGAGCGCTGGCCTGCAATGGATAGGGTGACAGCGTTTCATACTCTCAAAATCAAGGCGGTTGACCATAACAGCATTGCTGACAGATTCCTGGTGGGGCGCACCTATGCAGCAGGCCAGCTGCCCGGGGATATAGCCAAGGATCTGCGCACCAATTACCTGGAAGCAGAAGGCGTGACCCTGGGCAACATTGAAAATGGCAGCTTCACCCTGGGCCAAGTGGCATTCAACTATCAGAGCGTTGCAGATTGCCTTGATGATTTGGCAGAGCTGGTGGGCTTTATCTGGTTTATCGACTATGACCGGGCTTTAAACTTTCAAGCCAGGGATACCACCAATGCAACTTTTGGCTATACGGATTCAAGCCTGCCCATCAGAAGCCTGCTGAAAGAGAAGAGCCGCAAGAACTACAGAAACAGGCAATACCTGAGAGCTGGCCGGGACATACAAAGCAGCGCCAATACTGAATCATTCAATGGGGATGGTGAGCGCAGAACCTTCACAGTGGGCCTGCCAATAGGCGAAGAACCCACCATCACCCTGGATACAGGGGCAGGCCCTGTTGCCCAGACCCTGGGCATCAACGGGGTGGACAGTGGGAAGGATTTTTACTGGCAGAAGGATTCAAACCAGGTGGAACAGGATTCATCGGGCACAGTGCCAGCAGATGGCAGCACCCTGGCCGTGACCTATAAGGGGCTAATACCCATCATCGTGCAGGCCGATGCAGAAGATCAGCAGGCAGCCCGGGCAGATGAATCAGGCGGCACCGGGATCTGGGAAAACATAGAAGATGATGAGCGCATAGAGGATGCAGAGTTTGCATTGGAAAGAGCCACCGGGCTGCTGGGGCGTTACGGAAGATTCCCAGAGGTGGTGACGATCAGCACAGACAATGCCAGGCTGGTGGCCGGGCAGGTGCAATCTATCGAGCTGACCAGGGAAGGCATCAGCGGGGATTATCTGATTCAATCAGTAACAGCCCGGGACCGGGGAAACAACAGCCTGGTTTATAACTACAAATGCGTAGATGGTGCGCTGGTTGGTGGCTGGGTGGCATTCTTCAAGAGGCTGGCAGCTGGTGGCAGAACCTTTGAAATCAGGGATAATGAAATCTTCATCATCCTGCGTGAAAAGAACGTGGCGCTAATGATCAAGGATGCCGCAACAGGTACTGCGGATGCAGGGCTTTCAAGTTTCACCCTGGACCCTTACAGTGTGTTCCTGGTGGCATCAAGCGCAGCCGCCTATTCAGATCCAAATGGTAGTTATATTGGCGCAGGCTGGACAAATGCAGACGGTACCAGGCGGGGTGCCGGGGGCACAATCGGGAGCATTAGGGATGGAAGTTAAGAGCAATGTTGAGCTGACCATCAAGAAGGGCCAGCAGGTGGTGGAGGTTATCAAGGCCAAGAACCTGATTACTAATGCCGGGCTTAACTGGTTCAGGGATCTGGCCGGGGGCACAGTGGGCAGGGCAGATGGCCAGGCTGTGGGCACAGGGACAACAGCGGCAGCAGCTGGTGATATAGCCCTGGAAGCATCTGTACTGAAAAAAACCATTGATAGGCGCTTGGATTCAGACAAGAAAATTACCTTCCAGACCCTGTTTCTGGAGGATGAAGCCAATGGTAACACCCTTTCAGAAGTAGGGTTATTTGGGGGCAGCGTATTGATTGCCCGGGCTTTGATCACCCCAACCATTGCCAAAGATTCATCGATCAGTGTAACCATAGCCCATGAAATTGAATTCTTATATGAGGCATAACAATGGCAATTGAAGTATTCCCAACAGCCAACGACATAGGCGGCAGCGGCACAGGGCGCACAGGCACTGAGGAAAACATGGTGCAAACCCTGGACAGATACAGCACCCAGAGCAGCATCCTTTCAGGCATGACCCTGCCAGCCAGCGCGGTGGATTTAGATTTAGAGGTTGCAGCAGGCAGAGCCTGGATTGATGGTTATTTGGTGCGTTTCCCAGCTGCTGAAACTGTTGCCATTACTGCATCATCAACGGTTTATCTATGGCTGAAACTCACAGGGGCCGGGGATAGCCCACCAGCTGTGACAGCCACAGCCTGGGTGGAAACTGCCACCCTAACAAACCCGGGCAATGCAGCGCTGGTGGGGAAGATCACCACCAGTGGTTCAGCCATTACAGCCACCGACGATGAAAACAGGCGGGAAGGGGCAGGCTATATCATCGGAACGTATACAGGCGATGGAACGACAAGCCAGGACATAGATTTAGGGGCCACCCCCAGGGCTGTGACCGTAACAACCCGGGCAGATGTTAATACTGTATATTCAGAAAATGCAGAAATCTGGTTAGGGAATGCCACCCTGCCCGTGAAACAAACCAACTCAAACATAGTGATAATCAAGGATGGTTTCAAAGCCTATGACGACGACCCAGCCACAGGCTTGAATGATGGCAGCCGAGTTTACACCTACATAGCCCACTTTTAAGCCATGAATTTTGAAAGCCTAATATTGGAAGCACCCCTGCTGGCCGCAGTTGTCCTGATTGTTTCATTGTTTATCAGGTACCTGGGCAAGCGAGATGAAGAACTGCGCCACATTATCAACCTATTCAATGAAAGAGTTGCCAGCCTGGAAAGCACTTCAAGAGAATCCACCAAGGAATCAGCTGTGCTGCGGGAAACAGTTCACAACCTGGATATCACCCTGCGTGAAATGAAAGAAACAATTTCCGGCAAGCTAAAAGGTAACTAAGCACAAAACCCCCGGAAAACCCCCACCCTACTGAGCGCACCAGATAGCGATGGAGCGCTCCCCGTCCAAACAAGAACCCGGCACCTGTAGGCCGGGTTCTTTCTTTTTAATAAACATACCAGGGCAGCGGGTGTGGATGCGGTGGCTAAGCGCTGGAAGTGGTCAACCAGAATGATTCAGGCAAAAGCCTTTCATGTTAACTGGTTGATTGAATGCTGCCCTGGTATTCAGTTTAAAACGCAACAGGGGGCAATCTGGGGCTTCTGAGGGGAAACCCGGGTGCTGCCACCCCTGTGGGCTGCGCTGTCAATATTAGATTAAAAGCCTAATTCCCCCTGCACCATAACATTAGAATCAGTAGGGGTTTCCTGCTGGGGTGGTGGTTTATGCAAGCCGTTTTTGATTGTTCTGTTCATGGCAACCCTGCAATCTTCAAGGATTTCCACTTCAAGGATGATCCGATCAAGCCCCAGCCGGGCTGCTGTTGAAGCAGGGGCCAGGGCTTCCTTGATCCGGCGCAGCTTGCAGCTGGTGGTTAGTATGTTGGCGTTCACGTTTTCAGCTCAACAGGGCACACCCAGGTGCTGGCAGCATTGGCAACCTGGCAGAGCCGGGCTTTTTCACTTAGCAGCTTATCTGCTGTGAACTCATCCACCCCACAGGGCTGGGCAGGCTGGGCATCCACCCATTCCTGCGCTTCCTTCTTTGTTGGAAAGAATACCTGAGAAGCGGAAACAGCGTCACCATCTTGAGAGGTTACAAACCAGGCTCTATATATTTTCATATGCTAAACCATTAAAAGCGTGAACAAAACAAAGTGGAACCATGCCATTGCCCAGGCCCTTGAGCCGGGCAGCACGATTAGGAATATTTTTATCAATACGGGGGATGGGTGGTTCATCCTGCCACCAGCTGCCAGCAGCCGTTTTTTCAGCATGATCTGCCAGGCTGGTGGCTGGCATAGGCTCCAAACTATCCCAGCCCAAAGGCCAGCCCATGAGCCAGCAAACCCAGGCAGGGTTCAAGGCACCCTTTTGCCATTCAGCTGGCGTGGTGCCCCTGATTGCAGGGTGATTGCCCAGCATTTTCTGCATCTTGCCAGCCGGGGTGCCTGCTGCATCCTCATTGGCCTGGGGCGTGGGCCAGGTTTGCATCATTACTATAGATTCCAGGCTGGGTGCTCTTCTTCTTCTTTCAGCAGCGCAATCTCCGGGGCTTCTAGCAGTGGGCGTGGGCCAGTTATCTTTTCCAAGCATAGAGCCAGAGCCTGTTGCGCTTATGATTGGCTCCACAGGCTGCCGCCGATAAAGTTGACCATCGAGCATCGAACCCGAGTTCTGCCAGCTCTCCGAGGATCTGGCCGAAATAGTCAAAGGAAACAAGGTTTGCTGAGTTTTCCAGGTAGAGTCTAGGGCATTCCAGATCCCGTAGGATGCGCAGTACGTTTGGGATTTGGTTTCTGGGATCTGCTTGGCCAAGCCCTTTCCCGGCAACTGAGAACCCCTGGCAGGGTGGGCCGCAAACAAGGATATCCACTGAGCCAGCCCAGGGCTTTGCGTCAAAGGTTCCGGCATCGGGCCAGATGGGGGTGGGGGGCAGGCTGCCATCTTGCATTCTTTGGATGAGGATTCTTTGCGCAAAGGGTTCGATTTCAACGAGGCAGACGGGCCGCCATCCCAGCATTGATCCTGCGATGAGGCTGCCGCCCAGCCCGGTGAACAGATCCATTGATCGCAGCTCATAGGTGTTTTCATTCATGTTTCACTTTCTGAATGGGTTTAAAGAATGCCCCAGGCAGCGGGGTTAAGGCTGCCCGGGTCATTGCAAGAAAAGAAGAAAGCCCGGGGCCGGGAGCTGCGCTTGGGAGCGCAGGCGTATTTGGAATTTGTGTTTGGGTCGTGACCAAAGCACCCCGGGCCATTCAGAAAGTGAAGCCTATAAGCCGCCAAACCCGATTCATGCGGCCATGATTGGAAACACGGGCAGACCGTTTGAACTGCCCTGTAAATTCCCATGTTGATTTTTGAAACAGCGCCCCTGCTGCATTGCCCAGGTCCTGCGCTTTATAGCCTGCTGCAATCAAGCCCCTGTACGCATCGTCGGCAGTTGCAGTGCCATTACCAGCCTGGGCAGCTGCAATGGCAGCAGCCCGGGCAACACCCAGCACAGTGGGCCGGGCACTGGCAGCATCATCCTGCCCAGCTTGCATTGCCTTAATGCCTAAATTGAGATTGAAAGTTTCCTGCCGCAGCATGTTTGCACCTACTTTCTGAATTGGTTTTTCTTGCATGTGCGGTATCTTAAGAAGCCCATTAGATTCTGCAAGCCTAAAAATTGCCCGAGGTGCCCCAGTTGCCCACTGTTACCATCAATGATGTTGCTGATTACTACCTGGAAACCCTGCGGTGCCGACACCCAGAAAGCGTTGCAGGCCAGCTGCGGCATGTTGAAACAGCCCTGGGCAGCCTGGATGCAGAGGATCTGCGGGGCTGGCACCTAACACGCTACAGGGCCGGGCGCAGGCGCTTAGGCAGGCAGGATAGCACCATCAATCGAGAGGTGGCATATTTGAGGGCAGCCATGCGCAGGGCGCAGGCAGATGGGCTGATAGAAAACCTTCCAGCATTCCGGCTGGAACGTGAAGAAAACATAAGGGACGATCTGTTAAGCATTGATCAGGTGAGGGCTATAGCAGCCCGGTTGAAAGATCCCTTGGGCGATCTGGTGCGCTTTGGGTTCTGGAGTGGCTGGCGCAAGAATGCCATCTTGAATCTAACCTGGCGCAATGTGGAGCTGCGCAGCGATGGGCCGGGCTTTATTCACATGCCGCAAGAGCTGAGCAAGAACAAGCGCCCTGTTAGTTTTCCCATAGTCGGGCCAATGCAGGCAATCATTGAGCGCAGGAAAAGCCAGGCAGAGGTGGCCGGGGTGATGGTGCCCTGGTTATTTCACAGGCATGGGCAGCAGGTAAAGAGTTTCTACAGGGCCTGGAGAGCAGCACAGCTGGCCTGTGGGATCAATCCCCCATGCGTATTTCATGCCCTGCGGCGCTCAATGGTTACGCATTATCGGCAGAAAGGGAATATTTCAGAGAGTGAAATACTAGCCCTGGCCGGGATGAAAACTCGCAGCATCCTTGACCGTTACACCATTTCAAGGGGTGATGCGCTGATTGCAGCTGTGCAGCAGGCTGCCAGTGTTTGAATAATTGTATTGCCAGCAGCGCCAAATCCTCTAATCTAATGCCATTGCCCTGCGCTATCAGGGCAACAACCACAACCCAATTGTTCAGGAGGTGAAGCCATGAACAAAAGGAAAGACGGGGTGCCCCTAGTCAAAGGGGGCCAGGGCCGCAGCGATGATGAGCTGTATTCAGATGCAATCTGGTTTTTCATTATGGCCGGGGCGCTGCTGGCACCGATAGCCATTCACTTGATCTGGAGGGCAGGCCAATGGCTAAACGGTTAATTGATGACAGCATTCTGACCAGCCCAGATTTCATTGATCTGGGCTGCAAGGAGTGGCGTTTGTGGGTGGGCTTGATCCTCATAAGTGATGATTATGGTTGGGTAAATGCCGAACCCAGGTATTTAAAGAACCGTATCGCCCCAGATAGGCGCATGAGTGAAGCATTCATAGAGCAGACATTGGAAGTATTCGATGCACGTATGATGCTATTACGGCGCACATTTGATGGCACTAAATGCCTGCGGCTGTTGAACTTCAATTTATTTCAGAAGTTGAAGCGCAAACGATTCAGCAAATACCAGGCGCTTGAAGACAAGAGAACAGAAAGAAAAGAAAGCGAGGATACTTTAAGCGCAGAAGAACTGGGCAGGGCCATTGAAGAACACAGGGACAGGGCCAGCCTGGATAGAGTGATCGCAACCACCACCAATGGCATGAAGCCGTAACCATTCAGAAAGGGCCTATGCTCAATACGGAAAAAATAGTTTCATTCACAGAAGCCGCAGAAGCATTACCCGAAATAAACGGTAAAGCTGTTCACCCCAGCGCCATCTGGCGCTGGGCAAGAAAAGGTATTAAGGGGATCAGGCTGGAAACCCTGCGACTAGGCGGTCGCTTTCTAACTTCAATGGAAGCCTTAGACCGTTTCGGCAAGGCATTGGCAGCAGTAGATGCTGGGGAAAATCCCATAGCGAGTGAATACCAGGCGCATCTTGAGCTGGAAGTACTAAGAACCCAGCTGCAAAAACTGGAAAGCAGACTAGACCAAGTAGAAAAACAGCTCTTATGGGTGACAGAATATTTATTGGATAAGCAGAAAGAGTTGAAAGGGTAAAACTTTTGCAGCAGGGTGCCCCTGTGATGGTGGTTGCTAGTCGGCACCCTTTGAGCGCACCCAGGGCAGGCAACCCCTGGGTGCGCAAGCTGTTTTCAGTTGTAATTATTCGGCAATCTATTCAGAATCTGGGTGCAACCACCAGGTGCCAGCCTGGAGCCACACCATCAACGATGCAATCTGCGCTGAGTTCTGCACGTTCAGCGATTACGGATACAGCGGAACCATAACCAGTGCCCTGCACCAGCAGGGCTATTGGTGCGATATAATTTCCTGTGAGGATTCCCGGTTGTTTTATGCCGGGAATGGGCAGCAGGAGGTGATCTGCTTTCTAAATGATCCAGTGCTGGCCGAAATCATAAAGCCCAGGTATTACAGCATCAGGTATTGGCGGGGCGTTGATGTCTATGGGCCATTCCTGACCCATTACAAGCTGATTAGAGCTGCCCTGATAGCCCGGGTGAGGCAAAGCACAGAGAACAAGGGCAGCAAGGTGGAGCGCTGGATAACAGGCCATGGGCTTGGAGGCGCAACAGCCCAGCTGTTTGGCTATGATCTGGCAACCAGGAAGCTGCAAGCAGATCATCTTGTAACCTTTGGGGCACCTATGGTGGGCCGGGATGCCTGGGTGGATTGTTTCAACCACCATTACAGGGACAAGGCCAGGCGCTATGCTTACTGTTCAGATCCAGTGCCCCACCAGCCAGCTGCTGAAAAGGGATTGCAGCAAACAGGCAATCTTAAGTTTATTGATGAGAGTGGCCGAATAAATGACAGGCCACCCCAGTGGCGCAGGCTGCCCGGGGAAGAACCACCCCAGGGCAACCTGGAGGAATGGCCGGGCCATGATATAAGCGTTTATTGTGAGAATCTAAACAGGAGGCAGGCCCAGTGAGATGGTAAGAATAATATTAATGTGTATAGCCATTGTCCTGCTGGCAGGCTGTGCGGATCTGCAATGGCTGGTGCAGCCTGGGCCGGAAGGCACCAGCCCAGCTGTGGAGGCAGCAGGGGCCGCATCGGTGGCACTGGCAGCCAGTGCAGGAGCTGGGCCAGCAGGCTGGGTGATCGGCGGCGTAGGGGCAGCCCTGGCCGCAACAACCGTTATTCTAAGAAGGAAGGGAAAGAAACAATGAGTGGTCTATTTGCATTCTTTGGCGGCAGGAAAAGTTCTTTGGCAATCATTGCCATCATCTGCGTGGCAGCCCTGGCCGGGTTTGAGCGCATCACAGTTGAAAGATTCCTTGAGCTGTTGCCCTGGTTGGTGGGCATTGGCGCTGGCAGCATTGCCCTGGAAGATGGGCTTGGGCATTTAGGCAATAAGAAGTGACAAATTTATCGTATGTGACCGGGTTTCTAACAGGCCGCCAAGCAGAACTATCTGAAACCTTCAAGTGTGATTTCTTGGCCATTGTGGGCACATTTGCAGAGGGTATGCGGCGTGATCCCCTGGAGCTGGTAGTTTGCCCACACACATGCGCTGAGGCGCTAAGGATCTACCTGGCCGGGGAATTCCCTATTACTAAGATCAAGATTAAACGTATCAGTGATGCCCGGGCAGAGGAAATGCAGGGCGCTATCTACATCATCGGCAATGAGGAATCAGACCAGAGGTTCAGCGTACAGTTAACATGAGCAACAAGAGCAGACGAGATAAGAAGCAAAGAGCCAAGCAGCACAGCACCAGCCGTGGCAATTGCAGCTGCGGTTTCAGGGCACGTGGTGCCCACCATGCTGAGGGTGCGCACCACCAGGGCAGCCTGGGCCAGATCAGACACAGCAAGGCCAGCTGATGCCCTGGAGCGCACCCACCCACAAAGACCAGCCCAAAGGCAAGCAACACCAGGCAAGGGATAGGAAAGCAGATGACAATGGTTTCTATTCATTGGCAAGGTGGCGCAGGCTGCGGGTGTGGTGGCTGGCTAGGAATCCCCTGTGCTGTGATCCCTTTGGTATCCATGAACACCAGCATAATGCAGCCCCTGCATCTGAGGTAGACCACATAGTACCCAGGCGCAAAGCACCAGAGCTGGCGCTTGAACTAACTAATCTTCAATCTATGTGCAAGTCCTGCCATAGTCGTAAGACAAGGCAAGAGGGGGGGTTATAATTCTACAGAACCCACAGAGCGCAAGT